TTTTGTGGTGGAGCTGGCGGAAACTGATCTATACAAATATCACTTTGTTTTTAAAAGATCTATTTCAAAGATAAAATCAGCTTACTACCACGCTTACTACAATAAAAAAACAGGACGCCAATTCAGACGTTATTTAGCCTAATTTTGGGAAAGATTATAGCATCAAAATTTGCATTTTTCTGCGTTATTTTGCGTTAAAGGATCTGATTAAAAGGATCTGAAAGGCGGTAGATCTGAAAAGGCTTTATAAAGAATCTAAATTTGCGTTAAAACACACACATTTACTGCGCAGGCGTGGCGAGGGTTTGACTGCGATTTTTCGTGCGTGCATTTGGGCGAAAAATCGGGTTAAAACAGGGCTTTAAAGTTTGTTTTATTGATTGATTTGATATAATAAACTTGGGAGATATTAATACTATACGAGACAAAAACAGTTATCTGCAAAATAAAAAACCCGCATTTCTGCGGGCTGTTTCTTTTGAAAGGATCTATTGTAGTAATTTGTATTCGGTAAACGTGATCACATCTTCCCCTACCCAACTGTTAATCTCTTTCAAGCGTTCTTGCAATGGGATGATTTCATTAATAAAGAATACTCGCGTTGCTTTCTCAACGTCACCAAAACCGCCTGTGTTATTAGGCACAATTCCCATTAATTGTGGTGGTACACGATGGGCCGCCAATACATCATCACGGCTTGCATTTTTAATATTTAAGAAGTCATCTTTCGCCACTGCATCAGACAATGGAATGACTTGCATCCCGTCTTTTTTGCCGTTTGGAATATACACGAATAAATTCTTAAAGTTGCCCGTGCCTTTTGTTTGACGGATTTGTGTTTTGATTGCTTCGATGTCGTCTTTGTTTTGTGTTGGGTCAGTCATGTAAATGATCGAACCCGCATGCGCACCGTTCAAATAATATTTGCGGCGAAATAGCGTTGCACTTTCATTCAAGAAAGCTGATTGTAAAGCCGCGAGATATTCTGGAACGCCATAAATCTCCTGATTCACATCAGGGTTGATCAGATTAAATACAGCATCTTTCGGGAATTCATATTCATCAAAGCCATTCACAATCTGATAAAAAATGCCTTTCTTCACGCCAACGCGCATATATTTTGCAAGGGGTGATTTTAACGCAATCACTTTCCCGAATGTGTTTTCAACCTTTTCAAGGTAAGCATTACCGAATACTAAGTAATCTTGCACCAGTTTTTCTAACTGTGTGCGTGGTAAAAGTGCGGTCGTTTTACAGGTAGAAAGCAAAATGTTTTTCTTCACCGTGATCGCACTGTTATGATGTGCAGATGCATTTAATGCTTTGGCAAGATAACTTAAATTAATCGGCGGGTTATAATATTTCTCATACATCAACACGCTTTCGAAATAATTCAATACTTCTGCACGGTCAAGCACGGGAATAGGTTCACCAAAGCTGAACGCCTGTGCTTGATTCCCCGTAGAAAGTGCGGTTGATTTTTTTGATTTTTTGCTCATTTGGTAATCCTATTCAAAAGTGAAAATGGTTGATTGGTTACTTGATACATCGCCGTTTAAACCATAAGGCACATTTAAAATGCAGTTCATAATTGCCCATGATAAGTCGCCGTGGCTTGCATCTTCTGAACGGTCAGAAACATAAGTAATCTTTCCTGTTCCGGTAATACGTTTTTTGACTGTCATAAAACTGGTGATGATTTCGTTACCATCAAATTTAAGGCGGCGTTTCTGAATTAAGTTTTGCGTTTTTAATACCATCTCATTTTTTAAATCGGCGTTGTAATCAAGCCCGATTGCCATTGGATAGAATTTTTTAACTTCTTGAAATACGCCAGATCCCATCCCCGTTTTATCAATCACAATACGGGTGACATTGTAATCGTCACAGAAACTTTTAATTCTGCTCGCTTGTGCTTCATAATCCATGCCGTGAAATGTTTGCCAATGCAAAACACGATAATCACCGCCTTCCACTTTAGGCGGAGCAATAATCGCCAACGCTGCACGGTCGCCAGTAAAGGCGGGGTCATAACCTAACCACACTTCACGATTACCAAATGGGCGTTGATAGAATGGCTTGTAATCGAGCCATTCTTCTAAGCTGTCAACTTGGCAAAGTTGCAAGTCGGCAAATTTAAACGCTGACGTATTATCATCAGCGAATTGACATAGGTATAATTGTTCAAATTCAGCTTTACTGTTTTCTGCAATCAAATTATTAATGTCGAAAAGAGTACAGCCACCCTCCATCGCATCATAAATACTCACAATTTGTTTCCATTGGCTATCAGCACAAAACTTCCCGTTTTTTAAATTTTCATGAGAAATATCAATTTCAACTTTTTCTGATTTTGGTCGATCTCGATTGAAAGATTTTCCAGAAAAAAAAGCATAAGCCGAATGGGAAATTGTAGAAGGAGTCGAGAAGTAAGTTTGTCGATACATTTTTTGAGAAGCCATAGCTGATGCGACTTTTCGCATCTCTTCAAATTTAGGAACCCAGAAAATTTCATCAAAATATAAATTGCCGTGGTAAGACTGCGCCGTGGCGGAGTTCGTACCAAGAAAAATCAATTCTGCCCCATTTGGCAATTTGATGGTTTCGCCTTTTAAATCCACGTCCGCTGTTTGCTTGGCATAGTTCACAATGTAAGAGCGGAACTGCAACGCCTGTTTTTTACTGGCAGACAAAAAGATTTGATTGTGTCCAGTTGTCAAGGCGTCAATAAAGGCTTCATGAGCGAAATAGTAAGTCGCCCCGATTTGTCGGCTTTTTAAAATATTTCTGATGCGGTTTTCTTTTGCTTTATGCCAAACACGCTGATAATTGAACATCCCATCAAGAAAGCCATTGATCAGTAATTCTTCTTGTTCCTGATCAATGGCATTTTGTTCTGCTTTCTTCCGTTCGCCTTTGTTTCGATTGGCAAGTTTCGGGTTTAAATCCATTTCATTACCATCACCGAAAGAATATTTTTTAACTCTCGCCATGCGTTCCATTTGGCGACCGAGCAAATCAATTTCTTTATAGTCTGCCCCGCTTTTTTCTTCTTTGGCAATCAGCAAATTCAATCTTGTTTCTAGGGCTAATTCAACACGCCCAACAGGGGCGACATCATCCCATTTTTCGCGATCTTTCCAACTGGAAATCGTGGACGCGGCAATATCAAGCTGACGAGCAATTTCAGCGATTTTGTAGCCGCTAAAATACATCTGTTGTGCTTTTCGTTTTATTTCCGCCGTTACATCGGGCGAAGCTTGATTGATAACTTGTTCGTCCATTCATCATCCTTTCAATTTACAACCGCATAATAGAAAGGGGGATGGCGTTAGTCTTTACAGCTCACCTGTGAACACCAAAGCAACAAAAACAAGCCATAGACCGCAAAAATTAAACCTTTCAGAATAATGGCAATCTTTGAGCCAAACCAACCACAGAAACAAACCAACCACAGAAAGGACAACCAATGGCAAAAAAATCTAAATGGGTAGTTGTCGCAACAGAAGGGGCAACAACTGACGGCCGCACAATTCAGCGCAACTGGATTGAAGAAATGGCCGAAAGTTATGATCCAAAAAACACCTACGGCGCACGCATCAATCTTGACCATATCAAATTCTCTGTCTATCTCCCTGAACTTGCCAATGCTCATTGCTTTGGTGACGTCTTAGCCGTGAAAGCAGAAGAACGTGAAGATGGCAAATTACAGCTTTTAGCTGAACTTCAACCAACTGACGCACTCATTGCCTTAAACAAAGACGGGCAAAAAGTTTACACGTCCGTTGAAATTGACACCAATTTTGCAGACACAGGCAAGGCATACTTAGTCGGTTTAGCCGTTACGGATAATCCGGCAAGCTTAGGCACTGAAATGTTAAGTTTCTCGCACAATGGCTTAAATGCCCGCAAATTAAAAGCGGACAACATTTTTACCGCTGCCGTTGAAACGGAATTGGAATTTGTTGAAGAAGCAGAAAAAAGCCCATCTGTGTTGGAAAAAATCAAAGCGTTATTTGCGAAAAAAGAAAAATCGGATGATGAACGCTTTGCCGACCAATCCAGTGCCATTGAGCTTTTAGCCGAGCAACAAAAGGAAATCTTGGAAAAATTGACCGCACTTCACGGCGATTTGGAAAATCAACAAGCCGAAATTGAAGAAATGAAAGCGGGCAATGAAGAAATCCAAGCCACGTTTGAAGAACTCAAACAAAAGCCGGCACAAGCCGAAAACTCCCGCCCATTAGTTTATGGTGAAGAACCAGAAACTGACGGCCGCTTCTTTTAATTTATCTTAGGAAAAAACCAAATGAATAAATTTACCCAACAAAAATTCCAAGCTTACATTGCAGGCGTTGCACAAGATAACGGCGAAGATGTGGCATTTGTTGCAAATGGCGGACAATTCACTGTCGAACCAACAATTCAACAAAAGCTTGAAAACGCAGTACTTGAAAGCTCCGATTTCTTAAAACGCATCAACGTTGTGATGGTGCAAGATATAAAAGGTTCTGCATTGCGTTTGGGCGTGCTTTCACCAGTTGCAAGCCGCACAGATACCAACACCAAAGCACGTGAAACCACGGACATCCACAGCTTGCAAGAAAACTTATATTCTTGCGAACAAACCAACTTTGACACGCATTTAAACTATGCAACGTTAGACAGTTGGGCGAAATTCCCTGACTTTGCGGCACGTGTTGGCAAGCTTAAAGCAGAACGCATTGCATTAGACCGTATCATGATCGGCTGGAACGGCACAAGCGTGGCAGCAACAACCAACCGCACATCAAATCCATTATTGCAAGATGTGAACAAAGGCTGGTTGAAACAAATCGAAGATAAAGCAACTGCGCGCGTAATGAAAGAAGCGAAAAGCGGTACAGGCAAAATCGAAATCGGTGCAGGCAAAGAATATAAAAATCTTGATGCATTAGTTTATGCACTGAAAGAAGATTTCATCCCTGACCAATACCGCGACGACACAAAACTTGTGGCGATTATGGGTAGCGACTTGTTAGCAGATAAATACTTCCCGCTAATCAATCAAGATAAACCAAGCGAGCAAGCGGCAGGCGATACCATTATCAGCCAAAAACGTGTTGGCGGTTTACAAGCCGTAACCGTGCCATACTTCCCGAAAGGCACTGTATTGGTGACATCACTCGACAACTTGTCAATCTATGTTCAAGAAGGTCGTGTTCGCCGTCACTTAAAAGACGTGCCGGAACGCAACCGTGTGGAAGATTACTTGTCATCCAATGAAGCTTATGTAGTTGAAAACTACGAAGCCGTGGCGATGGCGAAAAACATCACCATTCTTGATGCACCAACTCACGCGTAATCACAATGCGACCAACTAAACGTCACTTTCTCGAAGTTTCTGCCGCTATCGCTAATGCGGCAGAAACCGAAGATCTAAGCGACTTCACGGAATACGAAAAAATGTGCCGTATTCTTGCGCGACATCGAAAGGATTTAAAAAATATTCAATCGACAGAACGCAAAGCCACATTTAAAAAGCAAATTCTGCCTGATTATCTGCCATGGATTACAGGGGCGCTATCTGCCGGAACAGGCAAACAAGATAACGTCTTGATGACATGGTGCGTATGGGCGATTGACTGCGGGGAATATCACCTTGCCTTGCAGATTGCGGATTATGCCGTGTTCCATGATTTGCGTTTGCCTGAACCGTTCACACGAACACTTGGCACATTATTGGCGGAAGAATTTGCCGACCAAGCAAAAACCGCACAAGCCGCCAATCAGCCATTCGAAGTGTCGTACTTAGAGCAAGTACAACGCATCACCGCTGAATGTGACATGCCAGATGAAAGCCGTGCGCGATT